ATCTACTGCTGAGCCTGAGATTACATATAAAGTGTTTTCATCCACACTTCCTAATCCATCGTATTCAGCTTCAGTTAAAGTTACAATGTGATTGATTGCAGGTACTGATGTAAAGGTATCGATGATGTTATCAACAACACTTCCACTAAATCCATCTAATGTTCTAGTAATACTACCACTCACATCCAATGCTCCAGTAATTTCAGCTTTACCCTCAAATGGGAAACCAGCTCCACCACCTCCACCAAACGATGAAGTTGCAACTGCAACAGGTACATCATCGGAGTTACCTACCCATGCGTATCCTTCTAAGATATTTGGTAAAGAACGTGCTGCAGATGGTCCGTGAATTACTCCACTACCATTGGTTAGGTCTACTCTTTCAACATTACCTAATTTTTGGATTAAGTTAGCTGAACCAGTTGGTGCTTCGTTAGTGTATCCACCACCTACTCCTACATAAATCTCTTCGCCTGTTAAGAATAGTGATGTATCTACTCCATTGATGAAACCATCTAATAGAATAACACCTTCTTCTTCATCTAAGATTTGTTCTCCAGCAATACCACCAGCAGGCATTAAGGTTGCATCTCCAGCATCAGCCGGAATCAATCCTACTACGTTTCCTGCTACACCACTACCAGTAAAGAATAGAGGAGTACCTTTTTCAATTGTACCACCACTAACGTTCTTACCAACTACCGTAGTATTTAATGAGTATATAGATACTGAAGAACTTAAAGCGTTCTCAGCCAAGCTAGCGCTTAATGCGTATGATGCGGTTGTAGCGTTTGCTACTATCCCATCTACATTAGAACCTTCCACATAAGATGCAGTAGTTGATAGTGCAACCGCTCCATCTACATTAGCACCTTCTACATATGATGCGGTAGTTGCGAGTGCAACTGCTCCATCCACATTAGCACCTGATACATATGATGCAACATCCGCAATATCAGCGGTATCTGCTCTTTCAGAGTGTGATGAAGAAACTGCGTAAGATGCACTTACTGAACTAAATGAATCGGATACTTGTCCATCTACATTAGAACCTAAGATATAGGATGATGATGTTGCTGAATCAGCCGTTGTTGCTGAAGTAGCTGTTGTTGCAAAATCAGCCGAATCAGCATGAGATGCAGATACAGCGTAAGATGCTGATACGATTCCAGTATCTGAGCCACTAATTAGATATAGTGTGTTTAAATCTTTACTTACAATCGCATCGTATTCAACTTGTGATAAAGTTACTACATGCTCCACCTTATCAGCAGAAGCGTAAGTATCGGTAACGTTATCTATTACACTACCTGTCTGGCCAGCGTTATCGATTGTGATTGAACCAGTTACACCTAATGAGCCAGTTATCTGAGCTGAACCAGTGTAAGGGAACTGAACACCCTGAATAGATGATGATGGGATTTGTGTAGAGCTTCCTGCACTACCTACCCATACATATCCATCTTGCAATGGTGCTTCAAATGAACCAGTGATAGATACACTACCAGTTAGTTCTTGTACATCATCTAAAGTATCACCAAACTTATTCGAGCCTGATGTATAAAGGATAGATGATGAATCTATATATAATGTTCTAGCAGTTAAATCACCATCTACGAATAAATCGCCTGTGATGGTTTGATTACCTACAAATGTGTTACTACCAGTAGTTGCGTATGAACCAGTCTTTTCTACTAAATCGTTTATCTCAGTAGCAACCGATGATGATAATGCATTAAGTGAAGATGTAGTTGCTAAACCATCTACTGTTATAGTAGCAGTAGTACCACCAAATGTAGCTTCTATACCATCACCTACAAAATCTAAAGTAAATGCCGTACCAATGTTTGAACCTTCGTTTTCTATCTCAATACCACTACCAGTAGTAAGTGCATCTATCTGAGCTTGTAATGAACCTGTTTCGGTTTCTAATGATTGTACTCTACTATCGTTAGAACCAGTGTATGTATTAAGAGCTGCTTCTGATGTTTCTAAATCATCAACTCTACCATCGTTAGATGAAGTATAAGCGGCAAACTCAGTTTCACTTACAAAATCATCATCCAATGAAGAAGAGAAGTTTTCTAAATCGGTTACTCTAGTAGATACTGATGCCGAATCAGCCGTTACTGATGCAGTGTAAGGTCCGAATTCTGCCTCACTTACATAGCTATCATCCAATGAAGCTGAGTAATCTAAGAATGATTGAGAAAGTATTTCAATCGATTCTGAGTTAGCAGTTATCCTATCATCAGCTATATCTAAATCAGATTGTAGAGCAAGAGATTCAATCATATCATCGTTGAATCCTCTTAACCCAGCTGCTGTAATGAAGCCTGTGTTGTTGTTTGGAAAGTTAGTATCGTTCTCTAACCTTAACTGGTCTTTAGTCTTTTGTGCCATAATTAGTAATCGTATATTTCTTTAGTATCGAATGCGGTTGAAAATGCGGAAGAGAATGCTCCTCTTTCCAAAGCTTCTCTTTCAGTTTGTCCAATTCCTTGGTTGATTAAATAACCTTCACAGCACTGACGGGAGTATGTGTTCTTATCCTTACATAGACATCCTCTACGTGAGTTTTTAGGGGAAGATAAACCTTTAGTATCACCTATATAGATTCCACCTTTCTCACCTTCTCTCCATTGAGCTCTTTTCCAAGCTGCCTGTTTTCTTCTCATAATAAGATTGTTTCTTACTATTTTAACAATGTAAAGTGAAGATGTATTTATCCTTTTCCCTTCATAATCTCTTTTTGTAGGATATTCTGAAGTAAAGCGTTATCTGATTGATAGGCTAGGTATAGTAAACACTCCTCTAATGGCTTCCTAAGTATATCATCGAATTTGGAGAAATCATTTCCCGATAATTGTATAACTGTTTGATAAGTTCCCCATTTTTTACCAAAGTTAACTTGATGTGGGGTGGGACTTCCGCCTCCTTCAAATAACTCAGGGTATCTTGAACTAATTCCGTTAACGTATGCAGAAAAAAAAACACTGCTCCGAAGTGTACATCCATTCCAATGTTATCGAATATCTCAGGCTGTGTTTTAGCACTATCGTATGGTTCTATCTCATATAGGGATAGTGTTCTCTTTGTTACAGGCCTGTACAATACACTCATTATCTTATTCCAATTCTTGTCAATTGTTATTTCGGTGTATTTCGTAATATCCAAATAAGCCCCATAAGACATTGTAGATAGATTAGGTTCAAATCCATATTCCTTACCATTAATCTTAATGATGTTTTGCAATGGATACTCAGCATCCCCCATAAACCCTCTCAAATCAGATTTAACGGAGGTTAATATGTTTGTGGGTAGTTGGGGTATAAAGCCAGGTTCAATCCCACACAAGTGATATAAGAGAGTTGCTACATAAGCTACCTCATCATCTTGCCCATAGGCTACTAAATCCTTTTGTAGTTTAAGATAGTTCTCTAAGGTTACTGCTGACCAACTGGTTGGTACTACAATCTCTAATTCCTTTTTCATATTAGTTACGATTTAAGGTAGGTAGTTCTAATGTGGCTGCTTCTACGATTGGTTGTGTTACTACGTTAGATGCTTGTTTATGAAACTCTGCTAATCTCTTACCAGCGTTTGTAAGTTGTTGTTGTAACTGAAGTATGTAACCACCTTGGTCTTTACTTAGTTGTTCCAATTGTTGGATGTACTGAGCCATCTCAACGATTTGTTCTTTAGTGATTGTATCTAATGTTATCTCTTTCATAATTTATCTTAAACTTAGGGTGTATGTACCATAATTCTTTTTCTTAGTTGATAAGAACCAACTTGCTACATATCTTGCAGCATCAATTCCGTGGTCTGGATACCTACCATCAGGCTTGTTAGTCAACATCTCATTCTTATCCTTTTCCCACACATATCCATAGAACTCATCTATAAGGTTCTTAGAACTCTTTGTAATGAATATACGATGTTGTTTCATTGTATCTATACCAGTCATTATGCTATCAGGTCCCTTTACCGCTGGTTTAATGTTAATACCACCACTACGGAATATCTCATCAATCAATCTTGGGTCTGCTGAATCTGCTATCACTTGTCCGTTTCCGTATTTGTTATAAGCTCCTCTAATCATATTTGATATCTGATTGGCTAGTAATCCTTTCATATAACATATCTCATCGTATAAGATACCCTCATCGGTTCTAAACAATGCTACCAATGCGGTTTCATCATTGGTAAAGCCAAAGTCAATACCATAACCTAAGAGTTCAGCGTTATCAGGTATGTAATCAATAACACTTACGTTATCAAATACCAATCCATCCACAACACCAACTTGCCCCTCACCATATATCTTCCAATACGATGGTGATGTAGTTCTTAACAACTCTATCTCCCTTACTAAGGTATCATCTAAGAATGGGTTATCATTGTATGTACTAATGTAAGTTTGAGCTTCAGGGTGTGTAGCTAATTGAGTGAATATCCAATTGGTTGCTGGTATGTTAGGGTTGAATGCTACTACTATCTTTGTGGTAGTACGGATACTGAGCTGGAAATAATCTTCATAGTCCAATTCCGTAATCTCATCTACGAATAGATAATCTCTTTTACTACCCTTTCTTCTTTCACCATCTTGTACTGAAAGGAATTCAATAGTAGAGCCATTATCAAATGTATATGCGTTTTCACTTGCTCTCCAACTTTCTTCATCCCATAAACCCAACTCCTTCATTATACCTTTAAAGTCTCTTAGAGTGGATATACGGAGGGATGGGAACGATTTACGAACTATGGATATCATTAGGTTAGGTTCTTCTAACGCTTTAACGATAAGGTATTGTACAGCGGAGTAACTCTTCCCACTTCTTGTCCCACCTTGTAGTATAACGATACGTGGTCCGTGAAGTATATCGGTGAAGGTTCTACTCGTCTTTATGTTTAGATTCATCTTCTTTTGATTTGTTTATAACCTCTACTTTGATTTGTTCTACTTTTGCACTTACTTCAGCATCTACCTTCATATCTACTGCTTTCAAACGTGGGATAACGTATTCTAACAACTTAATGTATATCTCAGCTGCTTTGACTGGGTTCTTCTCTCTTATCTTATCGATATCTTCTGCAATATCATCCAATCCCTTTGCAGCTAATCTAGCCAAAGTTAGTTTAGCCATTTCAGTACTAGCGTTTAACTTACCAGCTGGTCTACCCTTTCCGAATTTATTACCTTGTTCAAATCTGCCCATATTCGTTTTCCTCCGTTATTTAATCGGATATATCTTTATATATTAACAAGCCTATTCTTCTTTGTACTTAAAGAAATACCTTTGTGGCTTCTTAACAATTCCTTTTACACATTTGTAAACCGATGATACATTAACACCACTTTGCTTAGATGCTTCGTTCATTGAAGGATATGTTGCTATGTAGTGTCCATCTATACTCCATTGTTCAATCTCTCTCATCTCTCTTGGCTTTCCTTCTGCATCTGAGTTATAGAAATGACGGATGTTATCCATTTGTGTACACCATTCTAAATTAAAAGAATGATTGTTAGTCTTTACACCATCTTTATGGTTAACTGTATTGTAACCATTAGGATTGTCCACAAAGTAGGTTGCTACTAATCTATGTGGATAAAAGGTTTTTCTATTCTTAGTGTTCTTATCTCCAATACATAATGCTACTTGCGCATAACCAGTCTTTGGATTGATATGTTCCTTTATGATTAACTCTTTATTGTTTACTCTTTTACTAAGTACTTTACCATTATTACCGATATAGTAATCAGGTGTATCTTCGATTTGTCTCCATTCTATCATTTTTCTTCTTTTTTTAATTTATTATAATCTTCCGCAAACATCCACATATCTCCGTATGCGGTATTTGAAAATCCTCTTGCACATTTAACTAATGATTGTGCTTTTGATATTGGTTCGTTATTAACCTCACACCATTGATTAGCTGATTCATACTTTTCCAATATATTGTTTTCCTTATCTATTTTGTAGATAGGTTGTTGAGAGTATCGTACAACGTATGGTATATCTTCACCCTTAACTCTTTTTTGTGTCTTTTTATTGTTCTCATCTCTTCTATCTAATCTAGCTGGGTGATTTCCATCTAAAGTAACCATCCAATTTTCCCCATAGTACTTTCTTCCTAGCTTTTCCATAAAGTTGGGAGTAGCTAATATCTTATCTAATGCTTTTTTATTAGCTCGTTTAATATCATCATACTCTTTTTTAGTTTTAACTTGTGGGCTTAGTTTGTATTTCTTTCCTTTATTACTCATCTTCTCTTTCAAATGGATTCTGAATGGTTTCTCTAATTTCTTTCTTAATGGATTTGATATGTAAGAAGATTGTACTCTTACTTACTCCTATTTCACTAGCCAATCCTTCGATTGTTTTATCTTTTCCAAAATAGTACAGTTCACTTATACGAGCTGATACCCATTTATCACCACTTTGCTTAGCTTTTAAGAAACTTTTAATTTGTTCGTAAGTACTTTCTAACAACTCATCGTAGTTCGTATCGTATTCCTCATCTAATTCGGTATCTTTAACTTCGTTATCACTATACCTATTTTCAATTTTTATCTTATTGATGAATCGGCTGTTGATGAAACTTCTACAATATCCTAAGTTGAAAGAATCTAAATAATATAATTTTTCATTTTGCTTCTCCGCCAAATAGAGGTATAGTTCTGCAACTAACTCATCTACCATTGATGCATCTCTACATATGTTATATGATACCTGGCGTAACCATTTATCATGTTTACGATATAATACCTCTAATCTTTGGTTATTTTCTTTCATCTACGAATTCCTTAATTGTTTGGAATGCCTTAGCCCATAATCTAGCTGATGATTTACAACTACAAGGAGTTGGTTCAGTTGATTTGGTTATAGCTCGGTAACTTTCCCAT